AACTCCTTTTCCACCATTACCTCCGTTTGTATTCCAAGCAGAACCTCCGCCTCCACCTCCACCTGTATTAGCTGTTCCAGCAACTCCAGCAACACCATCATTATTTCCAGCACCATTTCCTCCTCCACCAACTCCACCAGTTCCTATAGTTCCTCCTTCAGGTATATTTCCTCCACCTCCGCCACCACCTGCTCTTGTAACTGATGAACCTGTTATAGAATTTGCTGTACCTGCTCCACCTGCTCCACCATTATTATTACTATTATTAACACCTACAGCACCAGCACCACCGCCACCTGCACCAGAACCTCCACCGGGCGCTGTTCCGCCACCCCCACCATTATTTCCTTGGCTAGGAGATGTACTTGGAGTGTTTCCAGCAGCACCAGGTGAATTACCTGCTCCACCTCCACCAGAACCACCACTTACTGCATTATTTCCGTTACCTCCACCACCTCCACCACCAGCAGAAGTAATTGTTGTTAAACTTAATCCAGAAATTTCTGAATTTGAACCTGATGTTCCCTGATCTTGTGTTGAACCAGCACCACCATCACCTACTGTTACTGTAATTATTTTTCCTGTTTCGACTGATTGAGTAGATGTTCTGTAACCACCCGCGCCACCTCCACCACCATCACCTCTACCTCCTCCACCACCTCCAGCTATTACTAAAAATTGTACTGAATAAATTACAGGTGGCCAGATATTATTTTTTTTAGCATTGAATTGATCTTGTAATCTCCAAACTCCTTTTGCTACAGAAGTTGTTGGAGTATTTACTTTACCAATTATGCCACCATTACGTTTAGCCATTAATTAACTCCCAATTTAAAGTTTCTTCGTTCCACTTATATTTATTACCATCATTAGGTTTGTCAATAGGAGGATTCCACAAACAAGTATCTTCGTTTAATATCCAAGAATTATAAGGTTTAGGTGATATAAAAGCATCTCTTTGTGAATCGTAAGTATAACCTATTCCTGCGTGATTTTTTCTAAAAGGTGTACCACCAGAAGAATGAACTCCTCCAATTGTATTATATGAAGTTTGTTTCCAAATAGCGTTTGGCTCGTTATATAATGTTCTTAAAAATTCTATTCCAATTGATTCTTGTTCTACTCCATTTGAATCTTTTAATACGTCATTAACAACAGATTCAACTGTTATTATTATATTGTTTTCTATTTTTGCAAAACTAGCCATTATGCTGTGTAACTCCCTGTACCGTTAAATTGCATTATCGTATTAGCACCACTTGTTGTAACAGTTGGACTTCCTGTTGTAGTTGATGAATATCTTGCAGTTGGTACACTTAATATAACAACTCCTTTTCCACCTGATCCACCAGCACCAAGTGCTGGTCCACCTCCTCCTCCTCCAGTATTAGCTGTTCCTGCTGTACCAGCACCACTAGAACTACCATTTCCACCGCCACCTGTTCCACCTGTTCCTGCTGGACCAGCTCCATTACTACCTCCGCCTCCTCCACCTGCTCTTGTTACTGAAGAACCAGTTATTGAAGAAGCTGTACCACTACCACCATTACCTGCTCTTAGTGGGGAAACTGAATGATTACCACCAACAGCACCAGCACCTCCACCACCTCCTCCAAATCTCCAAGAGGCTGCATCTGTTCCTCCAGTGCCTCCATTATTTCCTTGACTTGGTGATGTGTTAGGAGTGTTTCCTGTTCCACCTGTTGATGTATTTGCTGGAGAACCTATAGAACCTCCACCTCCTCCTGAACCTCCATTTAGACCATTTTGATTAGCAGATGGTGTATTTCCACCACCACCACCACCACCACCATTAGAAGTAATTGTAGATAATCCTGTTCCTGATATTGAAGAATTGCTTCCACTTGAACCAGTAGCAAAAGAACCAGCACCAGCACCAGCACCACCATCTCCTACTGTTACTGTAATTACTGTTCCAACACCCACTGATTGAGTTGATGTTCTATAACCCCCAGCTCCACCAGCTCCAGCATACTCAGAACCAGCACCTCCTCCACCTGCTATTACTAAAAATTCTATTGAAATAGGTTGACCTGGCCAAGTATCTGAAACTCGTGCGTTGAATTGATCTTCAAGAGCCCATACTCCTGATGCTGTATTAGCTGTTGGGGTGTTGACTACTCCTATGATTCCACCGTTTTCTTTTGCCATAGCAAAATTCTCCCGGTTAACTTATGACTTCGTATGAGATCAAACATACTAGATCACTATTGGCACTAGCGAGTCCAGAGATTACTTCATTTTCTTCTAAATAAAATGAATTTGTTTTATCAATCACTGATAAAGTTGCATCAGCGGGTACAGCAATCGTACTTGCTATTGATCTTGTATTTGTTAAATCATTGTATGCAATTGTAACATCAGCAGCACTAGTTCCATCAATGTTTGTAACTAGTATTGAATTAATTTTAAAAACTGTATTTGCTGTTGCTGTAACTAAGTTAGCACTTGTTGTAGTAAGTGCAAATGTATCTGTTTTTCCTAATATCGAACTTACATTTACTATATTCGGGTTTGCCATATTTTTTTATCCTCCAAAAATCATTGCCATAGCAATGGCTTTACCTGTTGTAATTCCTGCAGTGGAAAAAGATAGTTGTCCACTACCATTTGTTACCAAAGCTTGTCCATTAGTACCATCAGTTGATGGTAAAGTAAAGTATGTTGATGAACCATTATTTCCTATTCTAGTAACATTTACGTTACCTAAATCAGCCATAACATCATACATTACCGTTCCATTTGTATATACTAAAGATTTAGAACCTTGTGGAATGATTATACCAGTTCCACCAGTTGGTGCGAAAGTTAAATTAAAAGCTCCTGAAGTATTATTAAATACTACATATTGATTTTCTACAGCATCTGTAAATACATTAATACTTCCAGTTAATGCACCTGTAAATTCAAGTACAGCATTATGAACCTGATCATCTGTAGTAGAATCATCAGTGTTAGTTGTAGAAGTATTAGAAGTTAATGTAACATTAGCAGAACCTGCAACGGATACAGCTTGATATCCTTTTACAGAAGAATCAACTCTATTAAAAACATAATTTACTAAATTACCCCAATTTCCTGCGTTTTCACCAGAACCTTGTCTCTCTAATTTTAATCTCGATGTATATGTAGAAGCCATGTGTATTTATACTCTTAAATTTTGTATTTGTAAATAATATTCATTTATATGTTATTGTCTAGTTAATATTTGTCCAATTTTCAGTATTTGTACTTGTATTTATATTATCCCAGAATTTTAGAGTAGCCACACTTACATTAGCAGTTTGACCTGTTATAGTTAAAAAGTTGTTAGAATTAGCTATAACATTTCCTACAAAAGTAGTAGCTCCGCTACCGGTTAAAGAAAGAACTTGATCAGCTCTAATAGCTATCGTATTAGCTGTTACATTAGCCTGGGATCCAGTAATAGGAATAATATTATTTAATACTAAAGTAATATTTCCTAAATTTGTGTTTAATTCAAATCCTACTATATCAACACTATTAGCAGTTCCTGTTGCAACATTTCCTACAGATACATCTAAAGCTATTTCAGCACCAGTTTGAATTGTAATAGATCCACCAGCTTGAATTGAAATTAATCCTAAATTTGCATTTAATGATTGTCCACTAATAGTAACATTAGCTTCATTAAGTACAACTACATTATTTAAAGATATATTTGCTAATTGACCACTAATAGAAATATTAGCATTAGCAATTGTGATTATATTACCTACACTTGCTGTAAGTTGAGTTAAAGTTGAAATTGCAAAAACATTTCCAGTTCCTGTAAGAACTGCACCATGACCTATGTTCCAGGCACCACTCGACCATTCATCGGCGTTCCAGTAACCACCAAAATCTATTTGAGTTTCTAATTCTTGACCAGTTAAAATAGCAAGAGCATCTGGATCTGTATTCCATGCTCCTACATTCCATCCATCTCTACTCCAACCGACTTGTGCTGTTGGCATAGGAGTTTACCTCTCTATGCTATACGAATTAATCCGTTAGTAGCATCAGCGTTTGGAAACTGTAGCTCGAATGTTCCGTTCGTAGATGTTTTAACACCACCAAAATCTAAAACTGCAATTGCAGCATTGCTTAAACTATTATTATAAATTAAAGCAGCTTGTGCAGAAATAGTTGCATTAGCAAATGTAACATTATCAGCATCAAATATTGCCGTAGTTCCGTCAACAGTAATTGCAACGTTAGTTAATGTAGCTCCACCAGTTGTGTAATTAGTTCCACTTGATGAAATTTCATTACTTGTAGTGTACGCAGTAGTGTTTTGATCTAAAGTAGCAAGGTTTGAATATAAAGCACACTTTAATGTACTTGCAACTAAATTTGCTCCTGGCTTCATTAAGTCTTCCTTAAATGTAACCGTGATAGCTTGTGTAATCGGCATTTTTTATTGTCCTCCAGTTAAAGTGTTTTCACCAAGTGGGCTACCAGGAAATTTAAAGTCCGTTCTTCTTCTTCTACGAGCTTCATTATTAATGGCAGTCACACTCTCAACATATTTTTTGTTGTAGATATTATAGTCTTCCATGTTCTTTGTAAAGATATTTGCTTCAGATAAACAACCATATAAAAGAGCATCTGGAGTATTAGTAGTATAATAATTAGTAGTATTTGTATTAGATAATGGATTAATTCTTCCTTGATATCCTAGTTGAATAGAATAAGCTTGATCCGGTGTAGGAGCTAAATATAACGTATTATCATCAAAATTAGCAAAATATTTAGGTTGAGCTGTTATACTTACATTAGGCCAATATTCTTGTATAAATTCTAAAGGTTTAATTTCTAAAAAAGAAACATTACCGCTTACTGTTATATTAACATAGTTAATAAGCATAGGTTCTATAGCTGATGGTAAAGTTACAAATCTATCTCCTGAATAAACTGAAGAAGTCATATTTTGATTAAATCCTACTGGATCAATATCTCTTGAAAGTCTAAACTCTGTGTTATCAATAAATGTGTCTAATTGATTTGTAAAGTCAGTTCCATTATTTTCAGCCCAGAGTTGTATATCACTCTTTAGACTTGAGTACGTCATTGGCATCTTTTTTATCTCCTGGTGCTACAGTAAATTTAGACCATGCATATCCTTTAAATGCGTAAGTTCCCCAATGAGTAAGAGGACTTAATAAATCAGCGTATATTTTAC